ACATTGAGGATAACAAATTAATAATCACAAACATATCACGAGATTCTGCTAATTTAGGATCCCTAAAATCCATCACCTCAAATATAGACAGTTCGTCTTCTGATATATAATCCTCAATTAATAGTAATATAAACTGGGCAGTTTCGTGACATTCCTCTGTGAAGTTCTCGAACTCCCGATCTCGTTCATCATCTATCTGTTCTTGCCGTCTTTCTGTTGGAAATGGTATTATATTATTCATAATAGGTATATTATATCACACTTTTGTGTAAAAGTAAAGGGTTATTTGATTAAATTTTTAACTGTTTGGCCGCCTATTTTACAAGCGATAATTCCATTGTAATATTCTTCTGTGAGTAGTACATCTCTAGCAAATTGTTCCTTTGCTTCCATATATGCACAATCACCTTTCGTCTTACACAAATGAAGTATCTCCCTTGTAAATTCCCCAGTTCCGTGTTCTTCTATATCTGCTATTAGATGTTTATTGGAACCCCAATAAGTTCTCCAATCCGATTCTACCTTTAATCTTTTACGGCGCTTTCTTTTCTTTGTTATTGATAGTGTTTTTTGACTCCAAAAGAATTTCTTTCCGACATATTTCCTTTGATCTTTGTTGTTCGTTATTAGATAAACAAAACCATACGCGTCGTCGTGCGTGAATGCTTCTGGTGGTTCCCATTCTACTCCTTGATAGAGCCATTCTGGTTTATTCCTCGTATTCTTCATAATTATCCACCGCATCCCTATAATCTTCAACTATTGTTTCTGTCGGCTGACCACAATTTGGACAGAACCAATGATCTGAATCCCATTCATCATCTAAACTTATAAAGGAGCGTTTATAACAATACTCACAATCATTTAAAATCCAGCTCGTAGGGATCTGTCCACAGACCATATTAACTCCTTTTATTTAAATTTTTTGAAATTCTAACCAGCCGCCGATATTCTGATCATCAATTACTATTTGAGGAAAGCTTCTTGCACCTGGAAATTTTGCCATCATTTCTTCTCTGCCAAAATCTTCACCAAGTTTATATACCGCTGCTTTAATTTCAATATTTTCTTCCATCATCATTTCTACTTTATGAATCGCCATATCACAATATGGACATAGGTCTTTACTATAAATTTCTATATTCATAAACTTAGTCCTGATAGTGTTTCAGAGTCCACGTCTTGTTTTACTCCACCGGTTATATAACTACTTATCTCTGTTTCCTGTGGGGCAACTTGCACATTACCACCACTGATCCATTTTTCCGTCCATGGTAGTGGGTTCAACTGGGGTATGGTATATGGACCTGGTAGACCAATTGCGCGCATTCGTTTGCACCCAATCCATTCTATATAATCACAAAGTAATTTCGCATTAAGACCGATCATGGATCCATCTTTAAATAGATATTCAGCCCATGCTTTTTCTTGTTCAATAACATCAACATATAGTTTTGTAGATTCGTCTTTCGTTTCTTTTGAAATCCTTGCAAAATCTTTATCTTCATTTTCTAGCAACTTTAACATAATTGTTGTAGCGGCAAGATGTACGTTTTCATCCCGTGCGATGAATTTAATAATTTTTGCATTACCTTCCATTTTCTTTAATTCTGCAAAGGCCCATGAACACGCAAAAGAAATATAGAATCGGATACCTTCCAGCGCATTAGCTGATTGTATAGCCATCCATATTGCTTTCTTATGTTCTAAAGGACTAGTACTTCCTCGATTGTTGCAGTGAATAAGGTCGTCATAATATTTAGCAATATCGGTACCACATTCTGCAATTTCAGGTATATTTAAAATTTCATCAAATACTTCCCCGGGTCGTGGATAGATATTACGAATAATATGTGTATAGCTTTTTGAGTGTATAGTTTCAAAAAGTGACCAAACTTCTACCCAATATTCTGCTTCAGGCAGAGAAACGATTGGTAGGAATGCGAGATTAGGAGCACGTCCTTGTACAGAATCGAGAACGATCTGACGTTTAAGGTTGGACGTAAAAATATGTTTCTCGTGTTCTGTCAGAGAATCAAAATCCTTTTTATCTTTTGAAATATCAACCTCTTCGGGCCTCCAAAAGAATCCAAGTTGTTTCTCTGTAATCTTTTCTAATTGTGGGTATTTCAGTTCATCATATCTTTGAATATCTACCGGCTCATCAAGGAATATATTCTTTAATAAGTGGGATTTGCTATTCTGTTTCAATACTGGCATCTATTTTTCCTTTTTTTCTGAATCGTTTGTTATACTTACGTTTAATTTTCTTGCATATGCCCGGCTTGGATAGACCGACTAGATAGTATCTGGCACCTGTGAGTACATCATATTCGTCGCCGCCTTTCATGGGTATTCTTTCTTTCTTTTTCATATCTTACAACTCTCGCAATCGTCGTCCTCGATTTCTACTTTTGTTGCATGACCATCTACCATTACCGTTCCTGTATCATCTGTCATTTCTCCAGCACCATCGTTGATATTGAAGTAGTAAAGTTGTTTTAACCCATATTTATATGCTGTTATAACATCCTTCATCATTACCGACATAGGTATTTTATTATCCTCAAAGTGTGCAGGATTGTATGAAGTATTGACAGATATTCCCTGATCAATATATTTTTGTAGTATGGCACATATTTTTAGGTATCCGTCTGGAGATTGTTGATCCCATAATAGATCATATTTATTCTTTAAATGGTGATATCCTGGAACTACTTGGGCCATTACTCCATCTTTAGATTGTTTATATGATACCAATGCTCTTGGTGGCTCGATACCATTAGTACTATTAGAAATTTGTGCGCTCGTTTCGGCCGGCATAAGGGCCATGAGAGTCGAATTTCGGATTCCTGAATTTTTAAGTTGAGTTCTCAGCTCGTTCCAAGGTAATCGTTCATTATGCTCTATTAAATTATCTATTGCACTCTTATATGTATCAATTGGGAGAACGCCACTGGCGTATTTTGTCTCATTATTTTTAGAAATTGTTCCTTTTTCTTCTGCAAGATTGGCTGAGGCCTTGATAAGATAATAAGACCATGCTTCGGCATATTCATCAACAATATCAAATGCTGATTCATCATACTTAAAGTCCCTCTTGGCTAAGAAGTATGCTAAATTAATAATACCGATACCTAATGGACGACGGGCCATTGTACTTTTTTGAGCTGCCGGAACTGGATAGTCTTGATAATCTAATAATTCATCCAAAGAACGGACTGCCAGATCGCAGTATTTTTCAAAATCTCTTGGATTATTAATTAGTCCCCAGTTAATTGCAGATAGAGTACACAGAGAAATTTCACCATCTTCTTCTCCACCAAGGGGTTTAGTGGGTAGGTCTATTTCACAACATAGATTACTCATATGGATAGGAGCAAGATCTGGTAAGAAAGCACCATGATCATTAGCATGATCCACATTCATTAAATAAATACGTCCAGTATCCTTTCTTTCTGTAAGGAATTGGGTAAATACCTCTAGTGCTGGGAGTGACTTTTTACGAATAGAATGGGCTCGTTCATATTTTTCATAAAGAGCTTTAAATTTATCCTGATCTGTAAAGAATGTTTCATATAAGTTAGGAACATCATTAGGATCAAAGAAGGTAATATTACCACCAGTTAATAGGCGCTCATATATTAATTTATTAAACTGGAATGCATAGTCCATATGTCTTACTCGTGTTTCTTCAATACCTTTATTATTCTTTAATACTACCAGGTCTTCAAATTCATAATGCCAGAGTGGTAGATATACCGTTGCGGCACCACCACGAACACCACCTTGTGAACAAGATTTTACTGCAGCTTGGAAGTATTTTAGAAACGGAATTAATCCAGTATGAACTATCGAACCATCACCTACCTTTGCTCCTTCGGCTCGAATAGCTCCTGCATTGATGCCGATACCAGCCTTTTTACTGATGTACTTTACTATGGAAGTGGTAGTAGCATTAATACTATCGAGACTATCACCAGATTCAATAAGAACACAGCTTGAAAATTGACGGGTTGGAGTACGTACTGCTGCCATAATTGGAGTAGGAAGCGAGATGTAGAATTGAGAAATTGCATCATAATAGTCCTTAACATATTTTAATCGAGTTTCTTTTGGGTAATTCATAAACAATGTTGCAGCAATCATCATATACAACATTTGCGGAGTTTCATAATAGATTTTGTTCTTACGATCTTGGACTAAATACTTACCCCTAAACTGTTCCATACCAGTATAAGTAAAGGTTTCATCCCGTTCGTGTTTAATGTATTTATCTAATTGCTGGATTTCTTCGGGTGTATATTGTAAAATAATTTCAGCATCATATACATTCCGTGCTATATTTAAGTCAATTAGCTGGGCCAGAGGCCAGGGATCATATTGTCCATAAACTTCTTTGCGTAGTTTATAATTGATTAATCGGGCCGATACAAATTGGTAGTTCGGAGTGTGTTCTGAAATGAGTTCTGAAGCTGATTTAATCAACAATTCGTGAATATCATATGCGGGTATATTATTATACAGTTGAATATTAGCTTTAAGTTCGATCTCGGAAATAGAAACACCTGCTATATCAGTTGTTGCCCATTCAAGTACTTTGTGTAGTTTCTCTAAATCAAAATCTTGCTTACTTCCATCACGTTTAGTGACACTTATTTTCATTACATTTATCACATTCATTATTGATTCCGTTTGTATAGTATATAT